CACCTGTTGACGCGTTTACAGGTTTGCTTGTATTTTTAATCGCAATAAGTAATCGCTCTTTAACAAACTGAACCGCGTGACAGGTAAGCCGCAGTACTCCTGGCAAAACGAAATAGCACCCGATGGGATCGAGGTAAGCGCCGAGTCCGTATGCGTACGGTAAGCGTAGAGGACAACACCGCGACGAGCTGATAAGTCACGCAAATTGAAACGCCCCGATGATGGGGCGTCTGAACCAATGGAGGAAAACATCATGCACAAGTAAAACGCTCAGACCGCAGCAGCCGAACCACCAAAGAGAACTGAATGAGGAAACGGTGTGAAAACATATAAACCGCTCAAAGGTGAATGCCCTGCTTGCCAAGCACAACTTCAGGCACCAAAGCCTGAACGATACCAAATCAACGAATGTTATGAGCACTGCCCTGAATGTGGTGCTTTCCTGTACGCCATTGCAACGTACTGGCGTGTCCGCTTCAACCTTGTGGTACCTCGTACGCACAATACCAACTGAATCATCTATGTAATTGCTGTGTGTAGCCTTTGCCCGCCTCAAGTGACGGGCTTTTTTATGTCTGAAAGCGCACTCGCAACAGCGCGCTCCCCGATATGAAAAAAGGAATACAACCGATGAAACCTGAACACATCCATCGACTGACGGGGCGCGATGTTCTCCGTTATCGCCGTAAAAACTTCGATTTGATGACCGGTCTGGCCGTTGCCACTGCGCTCGGTCTGATCATCACTTTCATTCTCCTTGTAGCGAGGACCACAGTATGAGTTTAGAAACCAGTCTCGAACTTAATAATCAACTTCTGGCACAACATAATGCGCTGCTTGAACGTCTTATCCGCACAATGGCATCAGGTATTGTTATGCATCCTGACACGATTTCACGAGTGCAGGAATGTCGGGATACAGCAACTGAAGCTGAAAACATGTCAGCGGCAATGACACTGGATGATCTGGAGTTCAGCGACGTTATCGCACTGGCTGGTTTCTACCCGGTAGCCACCCCTATCACAGAAGACATGCTGCAACGTGCTGTTGCCTACCGTGATGCTGAAGGCGATAAACGAGTAGTTCAGATTGATGCTCTCGACAGCGCATTACAGGGCGTCAAACGAGCCAGGGCGCTGCTTAAACCTGCTCTCCTGGACCTGTCCCGTAACATTCTTAAGTTCTGGGACGACCTGCCAACCATCGGCGAGCGACGTGCTTTTGCCGAGCAGCTACTTGATGCACCTGCAGATGGGCGTGATGAAGTTAAGCCGAAAAAGGCCAGTAACAAAGATGGAGAACGCACGGGGCCGTTTTACGTCAAAAATGTATCCGGCACAGCAGCCAGTGAACTCCACACCTTACGCAAGTTGAACGAGATGCTGAAAAAAGGCCATATCGAGATCAACCGTGTTGAGTACCTTCAGCTGCAGGAAGAATTTGCACGCAGAGACGCAGCAAATTCCAGCCAGAATAATAACGCCAAAGATGACCATACAATTGATTTCGCGGCACTACGCAAACAAGCTGAAGGGTTGATCCTCCAGTTAGCAAAAGGGGGTTACCGGGCAGAAGCTATTGCAATTCTGGAAAAACAGGGAGCCAGGAAACTTGGTGAAGTAACAGATGAAAATCTCGCTGAAGTAATCACCCTGGCGGAAAAAGCACTGGAGGGTTAATCATGCCGGAAGCCTGGAAGGATATTTCAGGCTTTGAAGGAATTTACCAGATTTCAGACGCTGGCAACCTGAGAAGCCTCGACAGAACTGTATTAAACAAAGGTTCTGGCTGCACCTATCCCATTAAAGGTAAGTCACTAAAACCACGCTATGACGCAGACGGATATCTCATCACCGACTTATGGAAAGCGGGTAAAAAGGTAACCGTCAAAATACACCGTCTCGTTGCCGCTGCATTTATTCCCGGATCTGCCCCTGAAGTTGACCACATTAACGGTCGTCGAGATGACAACCGGGCGGTAAATCTTCGCTGGGCCTCTCTTTCACAAAACAGGGCTAACTCTCACACCAGAAAAAATAAATCTGGAGTGGTTGGCGTTCGGTTCAGCGAAGGTAAGAAAAACCCGTGGCAGGCCTACGGACGATTAAACGGCAAATTCAAATCTCTCGGTCATTTCCCCACCAAACAACTCGCAGCAGCTGCGCGGCGAAAACACATTCAGGAGATCATGAATGCCTGATGTTCATGCACGATTATCACCATCATCTGCACATCGTTGGCTAAGGTGTGCGGGTAGTCTGGCGCTGGAGGCCACACAACCGGATAAAGAAACAACTTTTGCAATCGAGGGCACTGCAGCGCACGCGCTTGCTGAAAAAGTTCTACGAAACAGGCAAAGCCACCCGGAACACTACGCCGGATGCAATGTTTCTATGTTTCTCGGCTCATACCCCCTTCGCGAAAATCCTGATGATACATCTGGCCCACAGGTGGATGATGAAATGGTCGAAGCCGTTGGCCGGTATGTTGATACGGTCTGGACTCTTGCACAGAATAATGAACTATTGGTTGAACAACGTGTTGATTTCTCACATATAACGGGGGTGGAAGAATCTTTCGGAACTGCCGACGGCATAATCATCGCTGGTAACGAATTACAAATCCACGACCTGAAATATGGCAAAGGCGTCCGCATTGATGCAGAACAAAATGAGCAACTACAACTGTATGCTCTGGGTGCTCTCGAACAATTCAGCATGCTGTATGACTTTGAGACTGTAAGATTATTTATTCACCAGCCAAGGCTCAACCACGTTTCAGAATGGTCTTTAACCGTACAGGAGCTTCAGTCTTTCGGTGAACGGGCACTGGAGGCCGCAACCAGTGCGATCCTTGTTCTCAATATTGCTGAATGCGAAGGCATTGAGACACTACCGCTGGAAAACTTCATACCTGGAGAAAAACAGTGCCGCTTCTGTAAAGCAAAAGCTATTTGCACTGCCCAGAAAATGCAGCATTTACAAACAGCGGCCAGCGATTTTGAAGATCTGACAAAGCCTGTCAGCGAAATCATCACCAATGCCAGCGCACGTGTACCTCTGTTAACCATTGAGCAGCTTGCGGAGATCTATAGTCAGGCCGACTTTATTGAATCCTGGCTAAAGGCAGTACGGGACCGGGTTCACAATGAACTCAATGCCGGACATCCGGTACCGGGGTTTAAACTGGTAACAGGAAAACAAGGTAACCGGGCCTGGAGTGATGAAGAAGCCGCCCGCGCGCTGCTGAAAGACCAGTTCCGTTATAAAACCGAGGAGGTTTTCGATCTTAAGCTGATTAGCCCAACCAAAGCCGAAAAACTTATCAAAAAGGCCAGTCCGCGCCGTTGGTCAAAAGTCGAGGCACTGATAACACGAGCTGATGGTAAACCAACCGTCGTTCCCGAGTCGGACCCACGCCCCGCACTCAATATCAACCCTGTAAATGATTTCGACGACGTATCCGACGATACGCTCGCCGCAGACCTCATCTGATTAAAGGAGACTTTCATGAAGATTAAATTAAATAACGTGAGATTAGCTTTTCCTGCTCTGTTTGAAGCTAAAACTGTAAACGGCGAAGGCGATCCGCGTTTCTCCGCAGTATTTTTAATGTCTCCCAAACACCCACAACTGGAAGAAATCCGTAAAGCTATGAAGCAGGTAGCGAAGGAAAAATGGGGGGAGAAGTGGGAGTCCATTTATAACCAGCTGGAGAAAAAACTCAATCTGTGCCTGCATGATGGTGATGAAAAAGCAGAGTATGAAGGCTTTCCCGGCAATTTCTTCCTGAACGCAGCTAACAAAGCGCGCCCAGCTGTTCTTGATCGCGATCGTTCGCCACTAATTCAGGCTGATGGACGTCCCTATGCAGGGTGCTATGTAAACGCCGTTATCGATATCTGGGCACAGGACAATAATTTCGGTAAACGCATTAATGCCTCACTCGGCGGAGTCCAGTTCCTGCGAGACGGCGATGCATTCGCTGGCGGCGGAGTGGCAAGCGCTGACGATTTCGACGATATCAGCGAAGGTGCTGATGCTGAAGCACTGATATAAGGATCAAATGGTGGGCGCTCATCGCCGCAGCCAATGACGACTGTGGCGGTGACGGAAAGAGAGCAAAAACCAGGTAGATTTGTTAAAGGCGCAGCGGGTGGTTGGCCCGCCGCACCTTAAGTACGTTTCCTGCTGTTACAGGAACAGCAGGATCAGCTGCAGAACAGCAATGACGATTCTGATAATCTGCTTAAGCAGTTCTCTGTGATCCGCCATCCGTTTTTCCTTTCATGAAAGGAATGCAGTCGTTCAGCTCAGCCCTTCCGTTTCCTCCGGAGCTGAACGAGTGCCACGTTGGTGCGTGCACATCGCATTCCAGGCCAGGGCTTTGACGACACCACTCGTTTCAACGGAGAAAAACCGGCGTCTCAGCAAGGAATGCGGGGCGTTAGCAACAACAGGCGGCATTTTAGCGAAGGTGTGTATGAGGAGCTACTTTAAGCTTGCAAAATTTTGCAGGCTTCCCGATAATCTCCTCGTTGGAGCGTGCACACCGCAAAATCAGCAGTAAAGTAAAAACCCCTGTTCCTCACCAGCTCAGGGGTTTTTGCTGTCCGTAAAATCACCACGTTTGACAAATCCGCCAGAGCTATCGCATACTGGCCGCACTACAACGTATAGCGGTCAACCGCACCCGATAGCTTTGCGGCTTTTTTATGCCTGTTTACAGGTATCGCCATATCTATGGCGGGTCGAGAGAGCCTAATACAACACCCTTTCGGGGAATACGCTCCGCCGTCTATACGCGGTAGTTGAAGCCCGCCACCCTACTACCCTGATATTGACTCATCGCCCCCTTCCGGTTTATGCTCACCGAATCTCCCAAATGGAGATCGGGATTTGCAACCCGGAATTGTTAGGGGCGACACCAGACGCGCCAGTGTCTTTTTTATTGTCGCAAGCTTTGCCACGTTCGCATTATGGCGGGCTGGCGGGGGCGCTTCGGCGCGCCGGTTTCCTCTAACGCCGGTATTGCAAACCTCGTCAGTTCGCCACCCATATGAGATTTGCAACTCAGTGGTGGCGGTGAATTTCACCGTTAGAGGTAACAGTGATGGCAACTCAACTCATCCCCGTTTTCAACGGCGCTATCGCCAACGAAACCACCCTGCTCTGCAATGCTCGCGATCTGCACGCATTCCTTGGGGTAGGGAAAGTGTTTGCAGCGTGGATTACATCACGAATTGCAGACTATGAATTCGTTGAAAATCAGGATTATATCGTAACGTTTTCCAAAACTGGAAAGCGTAAAAATGTTCTTTGTAAGGACTACCACCTCACTCTCGATACAGCCAAAGAACTGGCGATGGTGGAGCGCAACGAAAAAGGCCGCCAGATACGCCGATACTTCATCGAGTGCGAACGCAAACTGCACCAGCAATCCTCCACGATACTGGCGCCACACAGGGAGTGTCTGCCGAAGATGGTTTACCATCACCGGAGCAAATACAACCCGTACAGAGCTTACGCATGGGACGGAGAGAAAAGCGTTTACGTCGGGTGCTATCCGACTGTGGATGAGGCTGTCGCTGCTCAGGAACGCTTCTACCGGAACGGCAGCACGAAACGCATTCAGAAGGCGCAGACAGCAGTCAGTGACGCAGAGAAGGAGATGTTCATCAACAATCTCCGCGCCGTCTGTCATAACTTCCGGCGCATCAATGAAATCTGGCGGGCGCAGTTAATGCCTGCTCTCGAAAAAATGGATTCGAAACTGGTTTACCAGTTGCATGACCGCTTCAGCGACAGCATGTGCATTCTGCCGACCATAGAAGACCGCATCGGCAGATATATCCCACCCACTTTACCTCGTTAATCCTTCAGTTCGCCCCTGCTCAGCCAGGGGCTTTTTATCACCGTTTAATTTACGGAGGACTTCGTTTTGTCTGAAAACACTGATTTAAAAAAGCAAAGTATCAGACCTGTAATATCATTTGGCCTGATACTTACTTGCATCTATTTTCAATAATTGGGAATTATACTTCTTTATAACGCCTCGTCCCGGAAAAAGAAACCAAAACATAAAAGCCATCCATATACACAGCAACATTAAAACAGCGCCCATTCCTATAAAAACAGCGCCATAATTTAACGACCAACAGAAAAATATCAAGCCATCAGCCAAATAAAAGATAGAAACAACTTTAGAACACCAGCGACATCGTTTGTATTTACCTTTGTAGCGTATAAAGAATCTATCGTATTTACACTGAATATGGGGTGCTAAATAACCCCACTGCCAAAACGGCATTTTCAATTCAGAATACGTTCTGACATAAATAACTAACGTTCTTAATTTCTGGCTACTTATACCTAATATACTTTTTTTAACTTCTCTTTTGATTTCTGCCTTCATAAACTCTACATCAGAAGGCTCAATATGCTCCGGATAATTCTTCAGAATATGCGAGAATTTTGTTGTTTTCGGTAAAAACCAACTAGCATCTTTAAATAACTTATAAACACCGACTGGTGCAGTTATGGCTGAAATTATGACTCCAACAAGTGAGATAATATCTTTCGTATCCATGTAGCTAATTCTTCGGAGTAAATACAATGTCCAATATACTATGGGGCGACCTGGAAACTTTCTGTGAAATACCTATCAATAATGGCACCCATGCGTATGCCGAAGGCGTTGAAGTGATGCTTTTCGCATGGGCTATCAACGACGGGCCAGTAAACGTGTGGGATATCACTGCCGGTGGTGGTATTCCACACGGCTTATACGAAGCAATCGCAGACCCTGAAACCCTGCTTTATTTCCATAACTCTCACTTCGACCGCACCGTTCTGCGTTATGCAATACCGCGACTGGCACCGCCAGTCGAACGTTGGCGCGACACAATGGTGCAGGCGCTGGCGCACGGTCTCCCGGGGTCTCTGGGGGAACTCTGCGAAGTACTAGGCGTCCCGCAAGACAAAGCGAAGGACAAAGAAGGTAAAGCGCTGATCCAGCTGTTCTGTAAGCCACGTCCGAAAAACAGCAAACTGCGCCGTGCCACCAGCAAAACCCACCCGGAAGAATGGCGGCGCTTTGTTGCTTACGCCGGACTGGATATCGAGGCAATGCGCGAAGTCTATAAACGTCTACCGAAGTGGAATTATCAGGGGACAGAGCTGGCGCTCTGGCATCGTGATCAGCAGATCAACGACCGGGGCGTCTGCATGGACGTGGAACTCGCACGCGCTGCGATCGACGCGGTAGACCAGGAACAAAAGCGCCTGGCAAAGCGTACACAGGAAATGACTGATGGCGAAGTGCAGGCAGCCACACAACGAGACGCGTTGATTAAGCACATTGTTGAATCCTACGGTGTGGAGCTACCAGACATGCAACGCAGTACTCTGGAACGTCGTATTGCCGACCCCGATTTACCATCTGCCGTGAAAGAACTGCTGGCTATCCGCCTGCAGGCCAGTACTACCAGCACCAGTAAATACAAGGCACTGATGAAAGGCGTAAGCCACGACGGGCGCTTACGCGGTACGCTACAGTTCTGCGGGGCGTCACGTACCGGTCGTTGGGCCGGACGGCTATTCCAGCCCCAGAACCTTCCCCGCCCTTCACTAAAACAGGAACAAATAGACGAAGGCATCGAAGCACTGAAAGCCGGATGTGCAGACCTGCTGTTTGACAATATCATGGAACTAACCAGTTCAGCGTTACGTGGCTGCATTATCGCGCCAACAGGCAAAAAACTGGTGGTAAGTGACTTGTCGAACATTGAAGGCCGTATGCTGGCATGGCTGGCGGGAGAAGAATGGAAACTGAATGCATTCAGAGAGTACGACGCCGGAACGGGTCCGGACTTATATAAACTGGCGTATGCAAAAGCTTTCGATATTGCACCAGATGATGTTGATAAACACATGCGTCAGATCGGTAAAGTCATGGAACTCGGTCTGGGTTATGGAGGTGGTGTATCGGCTTTCATCACTTTTGCTCTGGTTTACGGTCTCGATCTCGACGAGCTGGCGAACGCCGCACTGCCAAACATTCCCCGCGATGTTATCCACGAGGCGAAAAGCTGGTACGACGAATCGGTTAAACGCAAGTCAACCTACGGGCTTTCTGAACGGGTATTTATCGCCTGCGACTCACTTAAACGTCTCTGGCGCCGGGCGCATCCCGCGACCTGTGATTTCTGGTACGAACTGGAGCGCACCGTCCGCACTGCAATCGCCACACCGCAAAAAACATTGTATTGCGGTTATCTTAAAATCCGCCGCGATGGCGCGTGGCTGCGCATACAGCTACCATCCGGACGCGCTGTATGCTACCCGTCTCCGGTTATCGAAAAAGGGAATATCACCTACATGGGGGTTAACTCTTATTCGCGTAAATGGCAACGACTCAAAACCTACGGCGGAAAGCTGGTGGAGAACATCACCCAGGCGGCCGCCCGCGACATTCTGGCCGGAAACATGCCGCTTATCGAAGATGCCGGTTACAGCATTGTGCTGACGGTACACGACGAGGTGATCACCGAAGCACCTGACACAGAAGATTTCAACGATAAAGCGCTTTCCGCGCTTCTCTCCACTGACCCCGAATGGGCGCCCGATATCCCACTGAACGCTGGCGGTTTTGAGGCGTACCACTACAAAAAAGATTGATATAACTCACCTTATCGAGCTATGGCGACATGCTGAATTCGAGTAAATTAAAGGAACAATACTTATGCAGGAACTAACTGAAATGCCGATCACCTATCCATACCCGAGAGAAACTTTTCCTGACTTTTTGAGGGAGTGTGGGTTCACCAATTTTTCCCACGAACAGCGTGAGACTTGTGACTGCTATCGTTTAACGAATGGCGTAATTGTTAACCTTTACACCACCCGGACCATTCAGTTTCAAGGTAACCCTCAAGAACGTCCCAATGTTGAAACTGCAATAATGACCCATTTAGGAACGCCGCCCACGGCAACACCACTAGCCGTAGAACAGCCATCTGAGCTCCCCAAAAAGATATTCATTGTTCACGGCCATGACCATACTGCAAAGGAGCAACTTGAGCTAATCCTTCATAAACTTGGATTACCAGACCATTTCATTTTGCAGAATACGGGAGGGACTGGACTCACCATTATTGAAGAGCTTGAACGTGAAATTGGGCAAGGACAAACTGCTACCCGTTTCGGGATTGTTCTTTTGACACCTGATGATATGGGATACTCAAAGCGCGCCGGTGAAGCAGAAATCCAACCCCGCGCAAGACAGAACGTTGTACTCGAGATGGGTATGCTTCTTTCGTCCTTAGGGCGCAGCAATGTAGCAATCCTTCAGAAACAGCACCTAGAACAGCCTTCTGATGCTAACGGGATTTTGTATCTGAATTTCAACGACCATGTACGTGAAACAGTTCCTCGTCTAGTGCAACGGTTACAAAATTCTGGTTTCGAATTTACACAAGCTCAAATAGCTAACGCTTCCTCGTAATTACCCCTTATTGTTGATTACAACCCTGCATCGCGGGGTTTTTTATTTGGGAATAAAAACCCTATGTCATTTAAATACCGGGACAGTCCGCTTTATTACCGGACTGTGCGGGAGGCTTTGCACCTTGAACAGTCCGGCGGGTACGACCGGGCGATGCAGGTCTGGGCCAAAGCGAACGTCGGTTTGATTTTTGTCTGATGCAGAACATGCGCGAAAAGCGTAAGGAGGTGGACGATGTCTAATATCGATAATAAGGGTTGGGGGTTCCCCGCTCTGTCAAAAAAAGCACATTTCTTTAATTCGGGGGAAGCCATATCACTATGCGGAAAATGGATGTTCACAGGTATCAGGATTGACGAATGGCATGACCATCCTGAGAACTGCGCTATCTGCATGAAGAAACGCAAAAAGCAGGAAGGCGAAAGCTAATGGCCTATGAACGTGAAAACCTAATCGAAAAGCACCTCGTCGCTGAAGTAAAAAAGGCTGGCGGGGTTGCCTTTAAGTTCGTATCTCCCGGTCTCCGCTCGGTACCAGATCGCATTGTTCTGCTACCCGGCGGTCGCATCGTTTTTGTCGAATGCAAAGCACCAGGCAAACCACCACGACCTGATCAGTTGCGCGAGCATGAACGTCTGCGAAAACTGGGCTTTACCGTGGTGGTATTAGATAGCAAAAATCTGGAGGGGATATTGTGAGTAAACGTGATGACCCACAATTGCGGGTACGCATCCCGCAAGACTTGAAAGACACACTGGAAAAAATTTCCAGAGAAAACGACAGAACACTAACCGCCGAAATCACCCGGCGGTTACGTAAAAGTTTAGAGGATGAATCCACTATTCATTCTCAGGATTTAGCAACTTCTTAAGTTTTTCCATCACTTCAATAAGCTCGTATTTGTTTTCATAAACCCATTCGACCTGATACTCTCGATGGTACGTTGTCTTAAGTTTCTCGAGAAGGTCCCTGAGTATGAGAATCTCATCAGCAGCTTCCTCAAACCCCCTAGATGTATGAAGTAATTTGTCCTGAAGAATAGTAGATTCCAACCGGCTAACGATCTCAGAGGTCAGTGTTCTCTTATTAGCCCGTGCTTTCTTCTCCAAAGCCTCTTTTAGCAATTCTGGTATGCGTACCCTCAACTGCGGGTCGTCTCTTTTGCTCATATATGATCCCTTGAAAGTGTGAGAACAACATGCCTCACAAACATGTTGACTTCAAGCCTCATTGTGAGTACTAATAAAGTCCTCACAATGAGTACAAAACAAGGTTAACGCTATGGCTATTCAGATCACGCAGTTACATCAGGCAGATATTTTCGGGTATATCGCGGACATGCTGGAAACAGCAAGGCTTCTCAGTTCGCTGGAAAAAGGAGAGCAGTTAGCTTTTGAATTGATTTATTTTGCGCAGCAGGCTGCAAGGGAAGCTGCAAACAAGCCGTGGGATGAATAAATAAAACGCGCTGATAGTTGCAGCTACCAGCGCATCTTTTATTGAATGGAGAATACTTCAATGTTCGAAACAACTTTAACACTAGCAGGCACTGGTAAGCAACCGATGATGAGCAGTCGCGAGATTGCAGAACTTACCGGCAAAGAACATAAAATAGTCGTGCGCGATATTAAAGCACTTCTTGAGCAGTTAGGTTTTCATAGTACAGAAATGTACCATCATGAAAATAAAGACTTTTTAGTCAAAAGGAAGGTCTATAATGGTCGCGAAGTCATTGATGAAATACTACTCGATCAGGACCTTTCCACAACGCTTGTAACTGGTTATAGCGCCCACGACCGGTATAAAGTAGTTAAGCGCTGGCGTGAGCTGGAAACAGGTAAAGTACAACCGCTTGTTACCCATCCTTCCACACCCAAAATTCAGATCAACGACGGCATCGTCCAGCTTGCTCGCGTCGTAGCAGAAGCAACAATGAAAGCCTGTCTTGATGCAACTGGCTATTTTCAACCAGCCGCACCAGCGAATTTATCTCATGTTGAAGGTGAATATGTCCCCGTCAGCAAAGCAGCATGGAAAACAGGTTTATCTGATTCAACATGCCGGAAATTGATCGGCTTCGCCAGGATACCGGTACGTTCAGACACCGGTGTTCGGGGATTGCTCGTTAACCTTCCGGCGATCGAACAAGCAGCTCAAAAGCTGTTAAACGAATCGACACCGCCGAAAGGTAACCGCAAGCGCTGGACACATCCGCAGTTTGGCAACTTCACCTACTACACCGATCTAATCTGACATTATTGCGCGGGATTACCCCGCGCCCTACTGGCTAAAATACTATGGGACAAATTTTCACGCCTCGCCCCTACCAAGATCTAATTATCAACCACGAAATAGGTATTTCCCGCTGCAACATCTGGGCAGGTATGGGAATGGGTAAAACCGTAGCGACACTCACTACGCTGGAAGACCTCTTCATGGCAGGGGCAGAAACACGCCCCGCACTGGTCCTCGCGCCGCTACGCGTTGCAGCAAGCACATGGCCGGATGAAGCGCTGAAATGGGGGCATCTGCGCAATATCGAGGTGCAGCCGATTGTTGGTAACGCCAAAGCGCGCTCTGCAGCGCTGGCGAACAGCAACGCGAGCGTGTTCACCATCAACTACGATAACCTTGTCTGGCTGGTTGAGGAATTGGGAGAACGATGGCCGTTCGGTACTGTCATTCCAGATGAAAGCACCCGGCTAAAATCCTTCCGGCTGCGAGGTGGTGGTAAGCGCGCGGCGGCGCTGGGCAAAGTGGCGCATAAGTATGTCCAGCGCTGGATAAATCTCACCGGTACGCCAGCACCGAACGGCCTGGTAGATTTGTGGGGACAATTGTGGTTTGTGGACCAGGGGCAACGTC